ATAAAAACTATCATGTCATTGAAAGTTTAGATATGCTAGTAGAAAAAGATATCATTAGCTCTAGTGCTGCTGATAAATTAGCAGTTATCTTACACAATCTTAGTGAGCACAATCCTGAACTATTAAGTAGTTTCCAAATTGAAGTTAGAACTAAAGATAGTACAAGGGCTGGAACTCACGTTGTTAGTGGCGGTATTGCTAGACCACACATTATTGTTATTGATCCTGTAAACTTTGATGGTTCTGATTTAACTGCAATTGATATTTTGCTAGAAGAGGTTGTTCACATTGCACAACTTCAAACCATGAATATGGAAGAAAACTCTAGTGACTATCAAGAGCTTGTAAGCTTAATGCGTAATAAACATAATAGAGCTTTTGTTACAAAGTTAATTAAACATATGTATAACGGTTTGCCAAGTAACGAAGTAAATGAAAAAGTAAATTACTACTTGAGTAATCCACATGAGTTTATTGGCAGAGCTACTGTATTCTTTATTAAAAATGATAATGCTGAAGTTTTAACAGAACTTGTAAATCAAGAACAACAAGATAGATTAAGAGCTGCAGATTCATCCGGTTCTGATTTAAACCCTGTAACTTTAACTGGTAAATTAAAACAACATATTCGTAGAGTTATGAACTTTGCTAAAGCATACATCTTTAATATTAGATCCACCTTTAATTCTTATAGAGATCAGTCTCCAGAAGAGTTTGCTAAATTGCAATCTGTTGTGAGTAGAATTATTGGTTCTAATACATCAAAAGTTAACAATAGAGAAGGTATAATCTTAGGTTACTTTGCTGGTAGTGAGGTAGCTGATGCAGGTGAAATGAGAGTTGTTAAGCCTAAGAATGATGCAGAACTTGACTATTTAAACGAAGAAGTTACAAGGTTAAAACGAGAAGAAAGAAAACTTCGTCAGCTGCGACAGGCTGCTGTTAAAGGCGAACGTAGACCTTCTACTCATGAAATTAATAGTCTTAAAGAAGAGATTCAATTAAAGGAAAAAGTTTTACTTGAAGCCGCTGCT